ATTAGAGCGCAATGCAAGTGACGATGGTGTAATCGTTGCCCATTGGCGAGCATCAGACTCAGAAGAAGTAGGATCAGGTGATGACGCAGTCAGTCATTATGGATCATCCTACGGCACTTCTTCATTTACCCCAGACCCAGATGCAGATGGATTTTTAGCATTTGCAGATATTACAGAAGCTGTAGCGATTCAGTGGTGTAAAGATTCGATGGGCGAAGAGCAAGTAACTTCTCTTGAAGCATCCATTGCAAATCAGATCGCAGAGTCTAAAGCTCCTTCGGTCGTTGCAGAAGTGCCTTGGGCATAAACAAAATTAAATAAATCAGCCGCACGGCTAAAACTAAGCTAGGAGAAAAACATGACTGAAGAAAAAAGTAACGTAATTAATATTAATGGCACAGACTTTACGCCTGACCAACTTGACGATAAAGAAAAATATTTTATTGCTCAAATTCAAGACCTTCAGGTTAAACAACAAAATGGTCAGTTCCAGTTAGACCAAATATCTGTTGCTAAAGATTTTTACACAAACGCCCTTATCGAAAGCATAGAAAAGGAAAAGCAAGATAATGTAGAGGAGATTGTTAATGAGTGAGTTAAAAGTTAACCCAGCGTGGATACCAGTAGGCGTTTTAGTTGTCTCGATGGCTGTCGCCTGGGGAAGCTCGCAAAGCGCAATCGCTAACGTCACTGAAGAAACGAAGCGCGTGGAGAAAATTGCACTGGAAGTTAGCCGTGTTGCCGCTGAAAACGGCAAAGACGTGGCTCTTAATGCTCAAGCCATAAAGGTTTTGGCTGATAGTGTGATGAGGCAAGAAAAAACTGCCGCTGCGAGTGACGAAAAATTAGCTAAGTTAATAGAAATAATGCTGGATCAAAAATGAAAATAATTGCTTACGTCTTGCTGGTCTTTGGAAGCGATGGATCACAAGACGTTAGCAACAGCGTTTCACATTTTGCTCAGTTAGATCATTGTCGCTACATTGCTCAACACATCACGAGAAACTTGTCTTTCTTTGTGCCAGTTAAAAAAGCACATTGCGAAGTAGTCTGGGTTGACCCAGATAAAGTAACGTTACTTAACGTAAAGACTATTAAGAGTGTTGAGAAAACTGAAGAAGTAGAACGTCCACCTAGAATTGGCCTACAAGCTCTTAATCCTTTTATTGAGTAAAAGTAACAAACAAACATACAGGTAAAAACATGGCTACATTCACATTCCAAAATAGCGATGGCCCCTACCCTTTATTCCCTACCTCAATTACGCCAACAAGTTTTGAACTAAGGCACAGACGTACTACTTTGGTAGCAGATGGTAGGTCTATGAGGCGACAATCTCGCTCGGTAGGCGGGGTTCGTATTGAAGGTACTTTCCGCTACCCTCCCCTTCCTACAGCAGATTACGCAGAAATGATTGCGTTTTTTAGGCAACTAGACGGTCGCAGTACAATTTTTGCTTTGCGGATACCAAGCCTGAGAGATGACAACGCTGCCGACTCAAACCTTAGAATTGGAGAATATTACAACAGATCATCAACCAGTAGCTCTGTCTCTAACCAGCTTATGCAGTACGTTGGGCTGTCTGGATCAACTATTGTTAGCGATCCTCCGGCAAGGGAAACAGGGACAGTAGCACTACGCACACATGCACAACAGCTACCAACGATACGCTGTAGTTTGGCCAGTGACGCGCCTAGTGTTGAATATGCTGATGATGGTTTTGTACGTGTTTCGCTTGACGTAATCGAGAGGTGGTAAATGAGTACATCAAAAAAGCTTGCAATCACCTGGTTAAAAGCTGACGAGGGTTTAGTGTTACAGCCCTATAAATGCTCTGCCAACAAAACAACAATTGGTTATGGTCGAAACTTAGAAGACTGTGGTATTAACGAGGACGAGGCTAACTTTTTGTTAATAAATGATTACGACAGAGCCGAGCTAGATGCTGTGTCTTTTATCGGTGCTGAAGTTTTTGTCACATTAAGCGAAGAAAGAAAAGCAGTGCTAGTCTGTATGGCATTCAATTTAGGTTTAACCAGACTAAATAAGTTTGTTAAGTTTAAGGCAGCAATTAAAACACATGACTTTGACGAGGCAAGTAGACAGATGCTTGATAGCAAGTGGTCACGACAAGTTGGAGCTAGAAGCCATCGGTTAGCAAGTTTTATGTTGTAATAATAGGTATTACCTATATAATTAAATAACTATATATAGGTACAAGATTATGACACTCGGACAATACATGGTACAACGCGGCGATTTAACCAGGTTGTTAATAAGTATAAAGCTTGCAGCGGTACTAAAAGACAACGATGCAGTCGTTGAAATGATTAACGAGACCTTCCAATCACATCTTGATTACCTTGAGCAAAACAACAAGCTTGCTGATCAATTTCACATGAGTATTAATTAAACGTGGATTTAGATGAGTACAGTGAGTTTCATTTGCATATACCCAAAGGTGACACGGATGATCGTCATCCACGAATAATTATGCTAACAACGGACGGCTATATTATTTTTGGTCAGTATCGCCAAAGGCAACTAAAAAAATTGTTACAGCAAATTGAAAGGGAGTTTGAGTGTGCGTGACCAAGTTAATCTTTTAAAAGAATTAGAAGTGCATTCGGGGGGACCGTTAGCATCAGCAAGATTACTCGATGTTGATTACACGGGATCGTATGCTAAATGGAAAACACAACGTAAAAATTTACCACGGTACATTAGATCGTCAATTTTAGCGCACATTGCTTTGTACAAAACTAGCAATATATATCATAAAGAAAACACATGAGGGTTTACTAAATGGAAAGTATTCTACTAGGCATTATATTTTTATCAGTAATTATCTATGGACTGTTATTGGCGTGGGAGTCGTTGCAAGAAAAACAAACAATGTGGGAAAAGCAAAACCCGGAAAGAAAATTATTTAAATTTAAATGGTTTGACTGATTCTATTATTTTTTTCATTAAAGGTAAACTGTAACCCTTAAAGTACAATTGTCCGGTCATGGCGTCGCCCTTTCCTTCTTCGTGTCCTACAAGCCATGCAATATGTTGCTCACTCCATCTCTCTTCGGTATTACCAGCCCAAGTGATGAACGTAACTCTAAGACTGTGAAAAGCTAAACCTTTATCGGTCACGACGCTTCGCTTGGCACGGCCAAATCGTTTTGAATAATCACTACTACAACCTTTCTCTATCCAACTTGGATGCGCTATAACTACTTCATCGATCAATCTATCAGGTATAGGTACAAGACGCACACCGGCTGGTGTTTTGGCGTCCAGCACGTTCAAACAAACAATACCTTCATGTGTTTCTACTTTTGATTTAAATAAGTCACCTAGCCTAACTCCTGTAGAACGAGCTAAGTTAGCGATAAGAGCATCGTGCTTATGTTTTGTGAGAGATAATTTACTTAATATTTCAACAAGCAAATCGTCTTCCATAAATTTGTAATGTACTACGTCTTTTTTACCTAGCGGTATTTTTCTAAATGGGTTTATTTTTTGATCGTTGATGTGTTCACGAATTTGCGCGTGATCGAAAATACCACCAAGACATGACAAGTAAGTTGATTTCGTACTTGCGCTTTTTCTAAGATCATCAATCCACTCAACTACCTCGCCTTTTCGAATAGATTCTAACGATCTATCGCAATCTTCCCCAACAAACAAATCGACAGATAACTTGTATTTGTCTAAATGTATTTGTGCTATTGAGTCTCTTTTATAATTAACAATTGCTTTTAAAGCGTCTCGTATTGAGTATTGATATTGATCTGGAGGTGACTCGTTTGCTGTAGCTTTTCGCCAAGCCCAAAACGCTGCTTGATCAGCTTCGCTAAAATTACTAATAACTTTTTGTGCGTCGTGTTGTGTATTAACTTTACTTTCAGATAGTAGATTCACAAGTTCTTCGTTAACGTATCCAATCTCGTCAGTTAAGTCTTTTTGCTTTTTTAAGACCGACAAGGTTTTCTTATAAGTTTCAACACCGCTTTTTACTGTAACTAAATCATTCCAACTGGCGTTTATTTCATCGCGTTTTTTAATTGCTACAGCTAATGACTCGGTGTGTAAATTAATGCTGATTAGCTTGCTACCTAATTTTTTGTGCAGATTTTTTGACGGTCTACGTTGAAACCAGTAGACACGACGACGTTGTTTTATGTAAGGTACGCGCATCTCTTAGCTCCTCCAAGTAAGGGATAATTGTAGACACATTTGTAGACACATTATGCATCTCGGAAAGCCTTGTAGCTAGTGGTTTTGGACGTTTTAGGTTAATTTAGATTGGCCTCCCTCATCCCCGACCAGTTCTCTAAACCCAGCATATACAGGCGTTTCAGCCGATCATCAAAAAAATTGTAGACACATTTGTAGACACGTTTTTCTATGCATTATTAGTTAAAAAAGCCCTTATCTCGTTGACTTGGTGGATAGATTGCATTGAAATATGATTCTAATTCGTAGTGCCTAACGCACTCTTTCGCAAAAGCATGTACATCTACGCCTAATGTTTCAGCCCACAAAAAAACATCAGCAGACGGTATGCGTACCCTTCCTTGCTCAACCTGGCTAATAAAACTAATATATTTTTGATCTACTAAATTACAAACATCATGTTGCGTAAGACCAGCAGCCACACGTAAACTTTTTATAAGTACACCCATTTCTTGACGCTTTGCAGCATCATGTCTTTGGTTTTTTGGTCTTGGCTCTTGATGTATATTTTTTACTTTTTTATTATCAATCATCGAGTCCTCCTACCTTTAATATGTAGATAATACCTATATTACTGCCTAACTTCTACTCATTAATTAAAATTATTT